CTTTTCCTAAATAATTTATCTGCCTTTCTCTGCCAAGACCATTCTAAGAATCTGTTCAGGAATTTATCAAAAAATCTTATCATTATCTATAGATCTTCCAGCTCTTGTATCAATCTATTTAAATACCATACAGATTTTTTAAGATCTTGAATGTTAGATTCTTTGTGATTTTCTCTCCAAATATATTTAATAGCAGCTGCTTTCAAGTAGCCTTTAAATTCTTCTTTAGATAAAGCAGCTTTTATTGCATCTATACACTCCACACCACCTTTACGGTAATGTGGAGGGCTGTTAACTAAGTCTTCTGTTTCTAATTCCATATGTCTCTCCCAAGATCTACTTCAATAATGTTTGGTGAATTGTATATAGTAGCTTCCTTGCCATCCAACACAGCATTGTAGTTGTCAAGCATATCCTCTAATCTAAGCCAATCAGCATCCATATCCTCATGCTTCATTTTAAATACCTTACTTGCATACGGTTTTTTCTTTTCTTGAGCTACAAACACAAAGTCGGCAACCTTAAATCCTGCCGCTTCAAAGCCACGTTTATACCAAGCGGCCTGTAGATCGTACTGATACTTCCTTATAGAGCTTGTAAAGCCTCTAACAGAACAATCTTGTGTAGTCTTATAATCAACTAAGATAATAGAGTTTTGATCGTGAGGAACTGTTATAGGGTGTCTAAGAACATCAGACTTAACTTTAAGCATTAGCCCCTTTTCCCACCAGAATATAGCTCTTTCAAACGGAGAATTAAAAACATCTGGATATTCTCCCTTGTCAGCAGATAAATACTTCTTGCCTTCTGGTATAAGAGCTTCCCTCATGCCGTATAAAGTATCCTTCTCACTAGCATTAATAACGGTTAATCCTCTGTTTTCATATTCTCTTTTGAGATCTTTGTTAGCATTAGTGTACGGAGATCCATTTATACAAACTACATCATTAATAAAAGCCTCCTCCCCTTCTACAATAAGCGAATGAGCAGCAGTTCCAAATCGCATGGCAGAAGTTGTTTCATTTACTTCTTCCATAGCATGTAATTGGCTTTGTCCAAACCGTCTTATATTAGATGATGACACTCCTGGCACTTGATGATAGAAGTTATGTTCCATATCCGGAAAGTAAACAGCATTTCCAAGTTCCATACTTTCGTGATCCTGTAAGATCTCTGGTAATTTATCTAAACTCATGATGTCTCCTTTTTAGCACTTTTCATTGCATCTTTAATAAGATCTTTTGCTTCCTTTGTATTAGGTGCACAGTCTAGCGCCATTTGTGTAAAAAACTGTATGCCAACAAAGACTGCATGTGGAATGTCAATACCACCTTCAGCAGCTTTTTCGGTTACATCACATAGATCATAAAAAAATTGATCGTGTGCTTGTTCTTTTTTTGCTTTACTCATGATGCCTCCTGTATTTTTTTAGCCTCTACAACTAACTTACTAACTGATTCATTTAATTCAGCTATAGCTACTTTAAGATTAAATAAAGCATAGTTAACTTCGTCATTGCTTATGCCACTTGTGTTTGATGCTTTTAAAATAGCATCTATTTGGTCTTTATAATTAAATTCCATTGTACCCTCCTAGGTAAATATATCTAAGTTGCATTTTATATTAAAATAACTATAATGTCTACATCTAGTAATAACAGGAGATTACATGGGAATGACTAATGACATGCATATGCTAATGAGATTATCTTATGATCAAGCGGAAGGAGACTACGCTGATAAGAAAACAGATAATATTGTTGAGGCGTATAAAAAATACCACAAAATAAATCTAAAGTATGACTGCTTTGATCCCGTTGCTGAAGTAGAGATGTTTCACAACGAAAATTATCAGGACGCTATTAACTTTTATTAATTCGTACTATCCAGCGAGAGCTAGATTTTTATAAAGCATCAGGAGGGCTTTGCGAGAAACCTCCTGCTTTTTTGGAGAAAAAATGCAAGGTCAAAAAGCAATAGAACAAATCATGTTAGAGTTTACAAAGCTAACACAGTCAGAGAAAGCAGAAATTATTAATATTCTTTTAGAACATATGGCCACAGAAATTAAAAGACAAATTCCACATGAAGCATGAAATTAAGATCTCTTTGCCATTAGAGGTTTATTACTCAAAAAATAAGAAGTTCATTCTTAATCTAAACAATTATCGTAACGCCTACTACAGAATATTATCTATTTCTAAAAAGGTTTATACAGACAACTTACTTCCAGAACTACAAGATCTGCCTAAGTTTACAGAGCCTGTTACATTAACTTACACCTATTACTCTAAGACCAAGAGAAGAATAGATATAAGCAACCCTTGCTCTATCATAGATAAGTTTGCTTGTGACGCCCTGGTCAAGGCAGGGATCATCAAGGACGATAGTTTTGAGCAAGTCCAAGCAGTTGTTTATAAATTTGGTGGGTTTGATAAAGAAAATCCTAGGTGCGAACTTATAGTATCTTTATAAAAAAGGCATTTTAGTGTTAAAATAAGTCATGACACTTAAAATAGTACCGATCCAAAGCAAAATGAAGAAGCCAACCTTGTCAGAGGTTGTTGGCCGTTTAGATAGTTTATTTACTAATTTTAATGTAAGAGGAGAGGATAAATTACATATCGCTCTTACTTCTTTAAGTTTTTGCATATCTCAGCTCCAAATAATTGTTAATAATGATGAGAGGATGATGGTCATGCTTGATGAGGTCATAGATCAGTATGTAGATCTCCCAGAAGATGAGTCTTATATTGAATTATACACTCCAGATAAAGAATAATTTATTATTGTCAATTATTGTCAAGGTTTTCATGACGTGGAAAAACGTGATAAGAATGCGGGTTTCAGGATTATTTTATTTTTTTCATTTTTGTCACATGAGAAAGACAAAACTCCTATAAATATTTGATAAATATCTTGACGAAGTATTTGTATATGATGTATCCTCACAATACACTTTAGGGTAAAGTGGGGGTAGGTAATATCTAAATATCTGTTTTAACTCTAATATGCTTAACAATATGGGAAATAGAAAAAATATACTTGAATACGAAACTATCCTATCAGAGGATGAAGAAGCTCCCATAGAATACGCTAACTTAGATAACTCCCTCAACAGAAGACAAAGAAACTTTATTTGGCAATCAGTCAATAATCCTCGTTTATCACTCGTAGAAGCTGCACATAAGGCTGGTTATAAAGATGCCAGACAAGCGGCCAATAAGCTCATGAGTAAGCCTTTAATCCGTAAAGAATACAACTATTTGATGAATGAGGCTAAAAAGAAGTATGAACTCAATTATGATCGGGCTGTACAAGATCTATATGATATTCGGGACAAGGCACTAGAGGCAGGATCTTTTAATGCGGCCATATCTGCCCAGAACAGTTTGCTTAAAGTCGGGGGATTAATTGTAGATCGTAAAGAGGTTATGTTCGGGAAGATAGATCAAATGAGTCGGGAGGAAGTAGAATCAAGATTAACTCAACTCCTGGGTAATGTTGTTGAGGCTACCCTGGAAAATAAAACGGATCTAAAAGATCCAGGAGATCTAAAAGATGAGGTGGAAGTTTTAGATGAGAAAGATAAAGAGGATAAGCCCACACAAAAAGAATCAGAAGATATGACGGACTTAGAGGAAGAGGAAAAGTTTCATGAGGGTTGGACTGAAGATGAAGAAGATGAACTACTTCTGTTTGGGTCTGTCACAGAGAAAGATAATAAGATAAATTAATCCTGCAATTATTCCTAAAGCACTCATGATTGTTTTTTTGGGGAATGAAGCAGTAATCTGGCCATACTATTAGGAGAGTAGAGAAGTTTTTGACTAAACCAAGCTACTGCTTCAAGACGGATTGTATAGTCGTTATGGTAATTTAGCAACATAATCTGTCAATCCCCTCCAGAGGCTCTTATCACTCTTAAACCAAAATAATTCACTTGGGTAAGATGTTTGATTGTTTTTATAAACTAGAAATCCTTTATTGAATCCTTCGTTGTCAAATCCTTCTTCAACATTTAAGGTATCAATCACATCAATCCACTCTACTATTTTTATATAAAGTTTATTCATTTTATATCTTTTAGAACGGTTAGTTGTCTGTATTTTTCATAGTCATCTCGGGACATCATTATTTCTATTCTCTGCCAATCTTTAGCAGAGCCAACAGTCGGAAGTTTTGGATACTTCCTTTTTAATCTTTTTAATACTGCATCACTCATTCGTAAGTTCCTTATAATCTTGATTTAAATAATTCAATTAAGCTGTCAAGTTTTTCACTTGGTACATCTTTTAAATGACTTGGTGTTTCCTTGCCTTTAATATTGATCTTAACGGTATGTCCTTGCTCTTCTAATCTAGCTACTTTATTTTCGACTAAAGCATAATCTGGACTATCTAAAGCTATTCTATAGCTGTTATCTGATTCATTATAAACGGTTACTTGGTATCTTTTCATTATTCTT